CTATGTCAACAACACTCTTGGATTCATTACTGTTAGTTCCTCTATGAAGCTTTTGTATCTATGATTAACAATCTCGCAACGAATCGAGTTTTTGGAAATCTCGCTCTCAAAAAACGCCTCTTTATAAATTCCATTCACCGAAACTACCTTTTCAGTATTAATGATAGTAGCCCGATCAACATGAAGAAATTTATAACCCATGTTATTCATTGCATTGAGCCAGTATTTAACAGGACCGGGTAAGAAATATGTACCGTCTGTTGAATAAATTATTGAGCGGTCGATCATTCGGTCCCATGCCATATAAAATACGGATTCAATGTGGATTTCTTCGATTTTCCCGCCTTCCGGCTTGGTCGTTACAGATAACATAATACCACTCCTATTTTTTAAGCAGATGTTTTGGCGGTTTCGGATTGGATACCCATGCCAAACTTGCTGGCACTACAGAGATCTTAGCCAAAGCAGACAGTGCCGATGCAGCAGCAGAGTAAATTTCTGTTTTCATTTTGTTTCACCTCCTTTATAGAATACATAGGCAGCAAGCATAACCCCTTGAGCAAAGAAAGCAATAGCTGCAAATGTTGATCCAATCCAAAAGTTTGAAGAAATAATAATAATTCCCGCTACTTTTAATATCGGATAAAATCTTTCAGGTATTATAGTTTGATCTTCAATACCTGCTGGCGCAAAAACCATCACACATATTAAACCGATCACCGTTAATAGGATAGTGGATACAGGACCCAACGAAACCAATGATAATAATGTTGCTGTTCCAGCAGTAGCTACAGCACACCAGGTACTGGACTCAAGATGTAATCCCCCAGTAAGCTGTCTTAAAACAGCAAAGGATATCAGGATTATCGCAGCTTCTTTCCCGTGACCAGTGAATAACGATCCCAAAGCAGCTAATCCAATTACAGTGAAAAAGTTTATTGAAATAATGAGCGAGTGATTCAAGTTTTCAATCGGAGCTGGATGGTCAGGAACAACTGACTTTATATGTTTGGCGATCCGCCAAGCGGCAGCCTCTATCAAAATTCATCTTTCTCCTTCCGTATTGCGTAATACAGGAAAAGTCCTACAGCCAAAGCCATGTGCGCAATAACCAGCAACATGTTGTTGAGATAAAACATCATCGTTGATGCCAGTAATGAGAAAACAATAAACGCAACTACACCAATATGTTCCCATTTAAATCTGAATTTTTCGAAGTCAGCAGCAAATCCAATTTTGAATTTAAGCAAGAAGTATGTTACCCCTAATGCAACAACGCTTGATGCTGCTTGTAGTGCAGATCCTTCAATGGAAGTAGCCAACGAAGCTGTATCTACTCCGCGGAAAAATAGAAATAGAATGGCTGTTTGTACTACGGTGTAACTAAAGGTGCCCAGTATAGCAATTATTGATGACCACATTACCGGAATCTTGACCACAGTAGTAATCAGTAGAATGAAAAGAACTGTACTGATCGCAGGAGCCAAAGCGGACATTGAAGCCTCTTCGCGCATTAAATAGCTCTGAAAATTCATAAGCAAGCTCATAAACAATCCCGGCCATATATAATCCTTGACCTTAATTCGGAAAATAGCGAGCATCAGCGCAAAGGCCGACATCGTTTCAAGTGTTGAAAAAAGCAGAAACCGGATTGGCTCCCACATGGTACATTTCTCCTTCGCAACAAGTATAAGTAGATACTTAAATTATACTCGAAGGAGTGGCAATTCCATAGCCAAAAACATACAATTTCAGACGTTTGCCGAGATTATTTCAGTAATTGAAATTTCTCGTTCATCATCTTCTAACAACAGATTGACCTTACCTCTGCTTTGATTAATACCAATTACAACTCCGCTAACTGGTTCATCGTAAAATGGGTTAAACACAACCAGATCCACTTTCAATTTTTGGTTGTAAGAATCAGCTAAAGCACGGACGATTTCCTCAATGGCCTGTTCGTCGAGAACTGGTTTTCCCCTGCGCTGCTGTTCCCTCTCCTGGGCCAAAAACGCCTCTCGATGTTCTGGCATGATCATCCTTGAACTTTCGTAATAGCCATTCTCTCCTAGCCTTTGTACCATAGGTTATTCCTCCAATTGATAAGAACGTACGTTTGTTTGTATTATATGCGAACGTACGTTCTTTATCAATAGGATTTGACCAAATAATACGAACCGAGAATCACTGAACCTTGATTCCGTTTTCCTTACGGTAGTCAATCACAAGCTTTCGCCAGAAGTCGTAGCTGCCTGTGCTGTCAGAGATATACGGCTTGTAAAACTCATATGCTGACTTTGCCCAGCTCGGACAAGACATATTAGCTTTTGCTTTTTCGCCCTCAATCCACTTGGTCTGAGCATCTACGGTAGCTTTGAGGTCATCCATTTGTTTCTTTTCTGTTGCTGTCATTGCTTCCTCATCTCCATTCTTAATTCGTTGCACCTCGGCCTGAATACCAGGAATAAACCCGCGAGACGCAGCCAAGCGAGTATTCCCGTGTCCGAAGAAATTTGTACCTGGACATGTCTTACTGGAGCGTCCTTGGATATAGTCACCCAACCAATCACCAGCAGGCGTATACCAGGCGTGGTAAACGATATGATTTGTGTCTACCGGGATGTTCAGCTTGATTGCCAAGCAAGCGTACAAGTGCAGTACAGCCTGTCTCTGTAAATCAGTCATGGTATCTCCGCTGATATCGAAATTACCGATGGTCTCCACACACAAAGCCCCTGTATTCGCTCCTTTGATGCCAGCAGGAACCGTGTTTAGGTTTCTATCCAAACTGATTGCTATTTTCCCATCCTCGAAAACTGTGATATTCTGCCCGGTGCCGTTCCAACCGTTTGCTAGATGAGTGTTGCGAATTCCTTCCAAACACTTGAAATGGTCTTGGTTCTTGCGTGTGGCGTAATTAGGTAACCACGTATGATGGACCTGGAGTCTAGTTATAGTCCTGGTGATTTTCTGCTGCTGAAGCCACCCGAAGAATTCGGATGACTCCAACAACAAGAAATTCCCTTTAGTAATCATGATTGATCAGTTCCCTTCTTAGCCTGCTTGATTAGCTCATTGCCGTAAACTGCGAATGCGCCGACCAATATACCTTGAATTAGGGACTCCGGTGACCATCCAAGCGTCCAACAGGTGATTACAATAGCAAAAGCTGTAACGATAAAAACTATTGTCCAGTTCGGGACCCGCGGTACTTGTTTAATCCCGTAACCGATAACCCAGCATGCAGCCAATACAATAAATAATTTCGGATCAATAAGAGTAAATACCGTGTTCCAATCCATTATCTAAGCGCCTCCTGTTTTCAAAATCAAAACGATTGCTCCAATAGCAATCCCGATCAACGTTGTAGCAATGGTCCGCCACAACCACGTTTGATTGTTCTCAATCTTATCCAGCCTGTGATGGGCTGATTTAGTGGACTGCATAGCCTCCCGAGCCAGATCCCGGGTCGCCTCCAATGTGGCGGCCATAGCTGGTACGCCCTCAAGTGTCTTTTCCATCCTTGCCAACTGGATTTGGATACCCATAAGCGCCTTTGTAGTATCTTCCACAACAGCATTCACCTCACTTATAGTTGTGTCGTCCACATAGTTCCCCCGCTTTCTATCTCTATTTCTCTGAATCTGTATCTGAAACCAATCCCGCTAAAGCATCGCCTACCAACTGATCTACAGCCCGCAAAAGCTCTTCCTGCTTTTCTGCTGGAACCATTCCGAGAAACAATGAAATGATTTCGGCAATCTCTTCAACTGGCCGGGAAATGTCAGCCGTTATCACTACTTGATGTGTCGCCTTCAATGTCTCACCTCCTTCCAGGCTAAAAACCTATTTAATCTCTTACAAGTACCTTCAGAGTTAACTCCGCTGGTTCCGTAGAGCATTTTTTCAACTCATATTCCGTAACGCCTTTTAACTCGATCCCATCAAGAAACAGTTGTCCGTTTTTTATTTCTAATTTAGAGAGAATTTCTTTATCATTCATGATTTTCGCCCTCCCATTAATGAAGTCGATAGTCTTTTAATCTGAATCGCCGTGAAGATTGCTGAACAACGGTACCGGTTAATATTTTTCTTCGTTTATCACTGTCGGCTACTTCTATATCCCAAAGTCTAGGCTGGTCAGAAGGCTTTACAAAAACCGTGATACCTCTTCCGAATATCCACCTAATCAGTAATTTTTTTATCACAATCGCACATCCTTTCAAGGGCATAAAAAAAGAGCCCGTGGGTAACGGACTCATTCAAAGTTTTTATTTTTGTGCAATAGCATTTTCGATTTCTTGAACTTGTTTAGAGTACTTCTCTATTTCAGCATCATACCTTGCCAATCTTTCTTCGGCTTGCTGCAACAGTTCCTTATCCCCATTTGCTCGTACCGCTTCAACCTCAGCGACTATTTTATCCCGCTCCATTTTTGTGGGATTAATGATTTTTTCGAGGATATCTTCCTTCATTGACTGCAAAGCCTGCTTATTCATCCCCGAATATTCTCCTGAAGATGCAGAAGGCGTCACATTTGTTGACGAACTCTCTTCACTGGTGATTGTAATCGTTTTTCCTGACACTTTTACATCAGCTCCTAATGCTTCGGACAACGCCCGGGCAGGAACATTAGCCCTAGAATCAATAACCGCTCCCTTGTCGGACAGGGTTTGTCCGTTAACAATAATGTTGTATTCACCTGTAACCTTCTTGCCTACCATGCTCTTTACAGTGTCCGCAAAAGCACCGCCTGCTGTCGAAAGAACGACACCAATCAAAATACCGCCAGCAATATATGCAATCTTTTTCATGCTTCAACCTCCATATTGGTTCATTTTACCTAATATGATACCCTACGGTGTTGAAGTTGGATAGGTTCCGCCCCAATTTGTAGCATTGGCCAAACCGTGGTTGTGTGTTGGAAGAGTCACTGAATGGCTATGTGAATTAAATTTGGAATTCAGTGTTGTGATTTGAGATTGCAATGAGTTTAGTGTTTCTAATAAATTATTTATACTTGATATCCCTAATCCGTATACACTCCCGCCAAATGTAACCGCGCCCTGCAACCTAATAGGATTCCCTGTGTTGTTGGAACCAATAACTATACTATTGCCGTACATGGTAAAAACACCGCTGCTCATGTAAGAATTCAATTCGCCGACAGAAGTTCCATTTGAGTCTCTAAAGATAAGAGCGGCAGCGGTAGCATCCTCAGTTGTAGCAATCTGAATACGCGCCCTCCCCGCCGCATCGTATGACCGAAAACCTTGAATATCTAACTCCACACGCCGCCCACTAGCTGCTGTACGGATCAAAGCCCCCGTAATCGTTCCGCCTTCAATCTCGTTACCTACGATCCTAGACGCCTGAATTAAAGAACTAAGCATGGTAGAGTTATCAATCTGGCCTGTGAGCTTAATGGACCTGGCTACAACATTCCCGGCCATGTCAACCCGGAACGGTGCTTGGTTGTAATCGCTGTGCCCTGAGCTGATCCCTTGTGTATTGATTTTTGTGACCAGGTTGCCACTGCCGATAACCAAAGATACGAAATCCCCAAGAACACCCACGATACGTTCGGCTAGAATGCCCTGGGCTGTGATAGCTACCCTTGGCGTTTTTCCACCATCCGTTGTTAGGATAACCCCGTCTGACGTCAGAATGACCTGGTTCCGTGCGTCCGCTTGGCTTTGCAACAGAATGCCTCGTTGATCATATATAATCTGCGTTTTGGAGTTATTAATATCAATTACAGCCTGCTTGGCGAATGTTTCAAATACATCTGTACGGATCTTACCGCCAGATAGCAAGTCATTCATGATCCGTTTGGATCGTTCCAGGTCTGCAATAACATCAATATCATTCTGCAATTTGAAGTTGGCCAAAACCACCTGAGTATGCTTGTCCATCGAAAATGGATACTCCGTCATTTCCATAACCCGCATTTCAATATTAGGCATTTCCATTTCCGGGTCATAGGCGTATACAATGTCACCCATATCAGGCGGCGACTCAATCCGGTCTATCTTATGGATGTCCGCAGCGTTAATGGATATCTCGATTTCCGGAATCTCTTTCTTGCGTAATTCTTCCCTGGTAGCCTTCAGCAACTTCTCCGGGTCCTCGATGTCCTGATCGATCATTTCACCATCATAGAAAACGTTAGTCGTGTTGGTCCAGTACTGTGCGTAAGGAGATATCAAATAGTTTACGGCGAGTTTCCCGTTTTGGATTGCTCCTGGAACACCTTGCAGCAGGCTTAATTCCTCCGCTGTCAGATACGTTGTGGACATGCCGATAAACGTCCGGCCATCTTTCATCTGGCTGTACATCCGGGTAACCAGGTTACTGCCTTCATCTTTGAATTGGTCCTGAATGATATCTTTGCCTATCCGGTACTGCTTGCCCTCGTCCTTGCCCACTTTCTTGCGTAAATGGATGGTGAAGTTATCCGCCCACACCTCAGCCCCATAGGACTTTACAATGTGGTTGAAAGCTTCCAGCGCCGTAGTACGGCCCCAATCCTTAATATCTTGAAGCTCGAATATGTCATCGACCTTGAATGTATATTTGTTGTTCATGATCGGAGCCAGCCGGGATATCATTTGGCTGATATGGACCCCGTAAGCCTCTTCAAGATACTGGTCGTATGGAACCTTGAATTCATTCATCTTGAACATGACATGCGTTGCCACGATGCGTGCAGTCAGCTTTTTGCCATCTCGGACCCGTTCCCGCGTCTGGATCACATAATACTGGCCGTTCTCATCCATCACATGGCCCTTGATCTTGATTTTCTCCCGGTAGTCATCCGATGTCATGGGAACAAAAAAAGACAGCTCATAATCTGAATTGACCCGTCTGCGCCGTTCTACTTCATATGCATGGGTTAAGTAACCTTCTGGTTTTAAATTCTTGTCCAGTACCTTCAGGTATTTCATGGACATCCTCCTAATACAAGAACCGGTCCCGATGCGTGATTCTTAGCAGCACCTGGCGGTTTGTTTCTGGATCTGTATATGTGATTCGGTTCTCGCCTACATTGAGATTGAAGAAATCACCTTCCATGAGGCCAGCCGCATTAATTCCGTTTTGAGTAATCCGGTATGTCTTGGCGTCAATTTCGATCTTGTCACCTGGTTTGAATGGCCCCGTGAATTCCAAAAACTCCACATGGTACCGACTCCCCTTGGCAACTGCACCAAAACCAACGTTCATGATTGCCCGTTTGGTAATCTCTCGAATGAAATCCGCCTTTGTGCCAGCAGCTACATCCATAACGGCCGCAAACGAGATTTCACGGACAAACTCCGCTCGCGCTCCCGCATTGACATCCATAACCGCCGAACCCGTCATTTCCATCGTTGCAGCAGCTACAGCAGATCCTGATACGTCTGCAACTGCCCGGCCAAAGACGAATACGGATATTTGGCGGTTAAAGGCCATGCGGTTAAAAGCCCCTCTGTTAAACATGGCCTTCACCCCTTTTTGGACAAAATAAAAACACGCCCTATTTCAGAACGTGCTTGTTACTCGGTAATCAAGAATTCCAAACCGCTGTCAATCAGGATTTCTTTTACTCCTTCCTGCAAAGATGCAGGCACCGCCTTGAATTCAGTTTTGTTCAAAATTACACGCTGTGCGAAGAACATAGCCATCATATCTGTGTCACCTCCCTTCAGGAATAGCCAAGTAATGAAACGCCTGATCATTTGTAAACCTGTTCGGCCATTTCTGCAATGACATCCTCTACAAAATCAGCTCTGGTTGATAAAGCATTACTTTGTGCTTTCAGGAGCGTATTTTCCTGAATTAAAGCATCCACCTGTTTACTGAGTGCCGGACGCGGTTCCTGCGGTGCTTCTGGATCGGTTGGATCCGGAAACGTAAACAGTGGTTCCATTGTCTCCAGATCGATGCGAGTAATGACCCCGCCAACCTCATAATCCAACTTGAATTGATCATATTCAAACTGCATCATACCAACAGTGTCTGGCACACGTTCAGCAAGAGAAGTGTATGAGGCAAAGTCTTGATCTGGAGTTGTCTCGCTGACACCACCAGACCTTTGTCCAATTTCTTGAATCACATTTCCCGTCGCTTTATCGTAATAAATACGAGATCCAATTTTGGTCATTATCATCCCTCTTTATTATTAAAATTTGAACGCTTCCCAGGTATACTGCGTACTCGTAAACGCTACTGGCAGGATAAAGCTGGTGTTGCCCACATAAGCACTGTTTGGCACACTTGTAGTAGTTTCAGTTACTTTAGCGTTAAATGCTGAAGTTCCAGACGCACCAGTCGGCAATGTGACCAACCGGAATGTTGGATCTGTGCCTAAGCTGTTGTCGTACGTTACTACCATATATACATTATTAGCTGCGGTTGGCTTCAAAATAATTCGATCTGGACGAAAGGATAGACCCGTCACCTGTACATAAGCTGCTGCGAATTGTGCATTACCGGGAGTAAAAAACCAATTCGCAGTAGTACTACTAGAATTCACCGTTCCTGTTGCATACTTCGGACCGGTACTGATCTGCCCAATCTTCGTAGCCAGTTGCGGAAAGGTATCGCTGCCTGATGCTGCTACTCCCTTGCCAGTGATAGCGGCTGCGATGGCTGTTTTCCCATCACTGACAGATTGAAAAAGCAATCGATCATTAGAATCTTGATTCCATAGGTCTCCATCCGTACCAGTTGAGAACATAATTCTCCGAACCCTACGATTAACTCCGCTCAGGCCCAACGGAATAGAAAGCTCAACATAGTACGTGCCTATACCTAATGCAAAGGTAATTGCCTTACGGTGCCAGGATGTTCCAGCATCGCAACTAATGGATTCCACTAAAGACCCACCGGAAGCATTTCTAAGACTAACAATTATTTGTCCAGCAATCCCCCCTGGGTTTATAAAATCAGCGCTCAGCGTGTAAGTTACGCCAGATCGAATCGAAATATTGTCAGATTTTAAGACACTACTGGTACTTGTTGTTGCTCCGTTACTTACAAATGCTGTAGAAACTTCATCATTTACATCATTAGAAGATACGAAAGGGACTGAGGATACATTAGTCCACCCCTGTATCTGCATTTCTGCGGAACTGTTTGGCAAAAGATTAGATGGACGGTTCTTCCGAATGTACGTCTTATCAACTTCTAAACCTGCATCTCTTATCGCAGCCTTTCGCGCATCGTTAACCGCTTTTTCTGTAGCAGCTACGTCCTCTGCATCACCATCCGTTTTGTTGGACAATTGGACGATACCCTTATCTGTTAAAGATGCATCCTGTGGTGCAGGGATGTTTTCTAATTGCTCGTTTATGTCCTCAATGTTGCCCCTGAATGTGTTGTGATCGTACGCCGTGAAGTATCTAGCAAGTTTTGTTCCGGCCATCCACGATCTAGCCACACCCTCAAACCCACGAGTTACGCCTGTAATCTCGTTTCCGGTCTTTCCTGTATATTTTATGGTCTCTGCCGATTCATCCGTACCTAGCGTAAGCAGATTAGGCGCAGGAGGTAATGCCGAACCATCCAGCACCGTGAAACTGGTCTGATTATCGTCAATGTCTGTCGCCAGCTCCGTCTGCCTACTGTTGACGGCTGCCGGATACATTGTTTCAATCATCGTTTATGCCTCCTTAGTTCAACCGGATCTCTACTTGGTTCGTCAAAAATTTGAAAATGTCATTATTCAAAATGCTCCGTGGTGTTTCGAGCGTCCCGAAATAATAAAGGTTCCCGCCTGTGACAGCATCCCGCAGTCCAAAGTGTGTAACCGGGCCCCAGTTTGCTGTCGCTACCGCAAAAGCTACATCGGCCGCAGATTTGATGGACATCTTCTGTATGTTATTCATCAATACACCTGTGATCGGGTTAAACTCTTGAACTGTAATTTGAGCCGGTTCGGCAAAGGTTATCACTTGCCTGCCGTAACCTCCACCGGATACCTCTTGCCCCGTATCATTCCAAGTTGGATCGGATGTATAAAGAGCAACATAGAGCTTGTCCGGGAATGTGAATTTCTCGCCTCTTGCTGATACATTGAGTTGTTTGGTCGCTAGAAATTTACTGATATTCATTGGTTCACCCCTCTAATAAATATTCATTCTGAAGCCTGAAACTTTGAATCGTAGTAGATCCTACATTGGTCAGTACCATCTTTGGAGGCGTTGGAATATCACCGGAGGATAGTATGTTAATTGCCTCAGCCCGCTGAGTAACGGTCGTTTCAAAAACAAATTCCGTGCTTGACTCAGGGAATGGATCGTACATTTTAAATGGGAAATTAACCTGATGATTAACCGATGACTGATCGTAATCAACAAAACCCCGGTATTGGGCCATGTATCTCTTTTTGGGAATGTCTGAAAAGATTAACTCCAGATCACCGCGTTTTGCGTGAAAGATGTTCGCCAACCGATTCACAATGTTGTGATACTCCGATCGATCCCCCATAACATAAAAACTCAGTTCAAGCGGCCGCGTGGCATACGTTGTTCCGAAGTCTAATTCTCCGTCCCGACCAGCAAGCTTAACTGTATTTTCCTCGGCTTCAGGTAAGGCGGGCAGTGTTCGCCCCACCAGTACCGCGCCTAATTCTGATATCCATTGCCCATTCACTTTTACATCAATGTCATAACTCACCTCTTCACCCCTTCATTCCAAGGCGCTGCAAACTACGTGCCAATCGTTCTTTACCGTTGTTGTACATATCCATATCCGCCTTGTCTTCCAGCACGACTGTATCCGTAGACAAGTCAATATGATTTGTTACCTGAGTAGCAGGAACCTGAGCCTGTTCGGGTTTGAGAGCGAGTTTTGGAACCTCCAGCAATCGGAACAGGTTATTCAGTTGATGACGGTTGAAAATAGCTTCCTCACCGTGAACCACCGCTTCCATCGGCGCGCCAGGAGGACCCGGAACCACACCGCCAACATCGAAGCTGCTTATCTTGCCTGTATCCTTATCAATCCCGTACTGATCCCGGATGGCTTGATTTCGCTGTGACAAGCGTTGCATCTCATCTTTGTTCCCTGCTGCCTTGGCTGCATTGTAGGCATCCTTGTTAGCGTTGTACTCTTGCAAATCAAGCGCCTGCTGGGATGTTCCGCTGAGACTGGAGGCCGTTTTCATCTTGGATTGGTATTGACTCAAGAACGTGTCCAGATCGCTAAGAATTTGTTTATTAGCTTCCTGATTAGCTCCGACTCGGAAATCCTGTACTGCACTCTCAATAAGTTTGACGTTATCCCCGTAATCCTCGAAAGCTTGAGCAAGCGCATCGTAACGGGCCTCGGTCGCTGTTTTCTCGTCCTCGAATGCCTGTTCCTGTTCTGATTTCTCATCCTGAAGCTTGTCCTTCTGATCTTCCAAATCCCGCTTGCGTAGTTCACGCGAATGTTCAAGCTGCATCCGTTCAATCTCAGCAATCAGGTCGTTGCGTTCTTTGATTCCTTCCGGACTGACCGCTGTACTAAGCAGATCCACCCGTGCCCGTTTTTTCGCAAGCTCTGTTTCGTAATCAACGTCCTCGTTCGCCTCTTGTTCCTTCTTGATCAGATCGTCAATGGCCTTAATCTTTTCATTCTGAGCATCCACAAACGCCTTTTTGCGCGCGTCAATAGCCGCTAGTTCGGCCTTTTTGGCATCGTTAACAGCGGTCTTTTGCTTTTTAAGCAGCGTTTCTGTATCTTTTTGGGTTTGTTGGAGTAATGATTTTTTCGCTTGATATACCTGTTCATCCGCTTGCTTGTACAAATCCGAATCTTTTTTGTATCGATCCCGGAGTTCCGTCCACATCTTCAACTTCATCTGCCCGATTTCAAGCTCTGATTTACCCAATTCCTCCATACGGCGTTCTTCTTTGGTGATGTTCTCGCTGTATGTCTGATATTGCTTCTTCTGCTCAGTTTCAAGCTGTCGAGTCAATTCCTTTTTGGATTGGTATACCTGTTCGTCAGCCTTCTTATATTCCTCTGAATCTTTCTTGTACCGATCCCGGACCCGCGTCCACGCATTCAGTTTGGCCGTAGCCATCTGGACTTCTGATTTCCCGGACTCTTCCATTCGGCGTTGATCCTTATCGATCCATTCCGATGAAAAGTCATACCGGGCTTTGACACTATCTTCTTGAAGCCGTTTAATTTGGAGATTCATGGTCCGCTGATCCTCGACCGTTTCTTTCAAATGCTGCTTATGCTTGGCAGCTACCTTGTTGTACGCCTTGATTTGTTCCTCAGCAGACCAGTCATACATGTCAGCCTGGTACCGGACTGTGGCAATGTCAGCATCATAGGCTTTCTTTCGAGCTTCTGCAGCAAGTTCCGCAGCAGATTTGCCCGACTTTTCCTTTTTGTCTTTAGCCGCTTTGGTCTTCTTCTCTTTTTCCGGTTTGGACAAATCAATCCCGCCGCCTGAAACGGGCTTAAACGCCTCACCTGAAGTCAATGAATCTTTCGCCCGTTGAACCTCCAGTAGATTCTGAGTGGCAATATTCTGCTTGTCGTATAGGGCAGTAAGTTGCTTATCCACTCCGCCATTTGCGAAATTCTCAAACGTCTTATTTACACTGACTCCGCCGACCGCTGTAACGTTCTTCGCCATCATTGGATTAGCAGATCCGCTTACTGCACTCATCGCTTTAGCCAAAGCTTCAAAGTTTTTTATCTGAGCTTCAACGGATGCTTTATTGGCTTTCGCCATCGCTTCCAGGTGAGTCAGATAGGCATTGGCTGCTTTCGCAGACATATCAATAAAATTTCGTTCAGCGCTGATATGGTCATCAATGATTCCGATATTCTTGATCGTGATCCGGCCGGATTCATCCTGGAGTGCGTTGAGGTCTGGATACTGTTTCCTCAGCTGATCGGTGACATTAATCAGTTCCTGCTTTTGGGATGCATCCAGATTTTGAGCCGAGGCCAGTTCTTTATATCGCGCAGATAGCTTTGCCATCGCTTCGACCTTTTGGTTTTTTGCCGCCAAGTCGGTTATTTCAGCCTCTCTCATCTTTAACAGCGCCGGAACAGACTCTTCAATTGCATCGTTCATTTGTTCCAGTTTGATTTGTGCCTGCTCTACACCGTCATAGCCCATGCCTCGAAGCTTTTCGTCCATCTCAACCAATTCGTCATTGATGTCCATCATTTCGCTGAGCAATTGAGGTGTACCCATGTGATCCGCCTGCAAAGCCTCGATTTCATTCAAACGATCTTGAAGCGCCGCCCGTTCCTCCAAAACTGAATTAAGCTGTTCAGTTCGTTCCTGTAAATCCTGGACATCCTGAACCGTTCGATTCAGCGGAGACTTGCCAAGCGCTTGGTTCACTTCTTCCTGAGCCTGAGCAAATTTTTCCGCCGATGCTGTCGCATCATCCGATTGACCTTTAAAATAGGCAAACGCAGCAGCCGCACCGCCGATGATGGCTGATATAGCCAGCAATGGAGGAAACGATGCCTGCAATGCAATTAACGCCGTACGCAACGCATACACGGCCAGGGTGATACCAGTCACCGCAGCCGTAACTGCAACAAAGGTGATGATTGCGTTTTGCGTACCTGCATCCAGATCGTTAAATGACAGGATCAATGTGGCAATCGTATCCGTGATGCTACGTACTGTAGGCGCGAATTTGTCGCCAATAGTAATGGCCGCAGCTTCCATAGCCGATTTAAATTCTTCGATAGACCCTTTGAGCGTATCCATCTGCGTTTCAGCCAGTTTATCGGCCGCGCCTGCTGAGTTTTCCAGCTCAGAGGTGAAGCTTTCCAACTGAGATTGCCCTGTACTAATCAACGTCAAAAAGCCCGAGGCGGCTTCGGTTCCAGCAATGGACGCAGCTACTTGGGCTTGTTGAGATTGATTTAGTTTTTTAAACGCCTGTTCGAACTGGCCGATAATATTGGCAAATGGCAGGATGTTCCCCGCCGCATCCTTGGTCGTCACTTTGAGCTTGTCCATATAGAACTGAGCTTCCTTGGTCGGTGAAGCTAACCGCAGGAGCATTGCCCTGAGCTGTGTACCCGCCATCTCGCCCTGAATACCCGCATTGGATAGTTCGCCAACCGATGCCGCAGCCTCTTCAATCGACATACCGAGTGAGGCAGCAATAGGAGCGACGTATTTCATGGCGTATCCTAATTGCTCAATGTTTGTATTACTGGATGTCATAGCCTTAGCCAGCACGTCCACAACGCCCGTAGTTTGATCAGCCGATAGCCTGAACCCAGTTAGGATGTTGGAAGCAATGTCGGCCGTGCGGGCAATCTCCATCTGTCCCGCAGCCGCAAGCGACAGCACGCCCGGCATGGCTTCCATGATTTCCTTGGTTTTGAAACCCGCCATAGCCAGAAAGGATTGTGCTTCAGCTGCTTGCGTGGAACTAAATACAGTGGTTGCGCCCAAATCAATAGCCTGTTGCCGCAGCTTATCAAACTCTTGTCCGGTTGCTCCGCTAATCGCCTTGACCTTAGCCATGGCCTGCTCAAATTGAGCTGATATGTCTACCGCTTTGGCTAGTGCCGCCGCAACCGCAGCAGCATATGCCGCATAGGCTACCCCCGCCGTGCCGATCTCTTTACTTAAATTGCTTGCGGATTTGGCGTTCTCATCGAATTCCACTTTCATCTTGGACAGTTTACCGCTGGTGGATTCCAACGCTGTACCCTGTTCCTGAATCTGCACTTTCACTTTACTAATCTGGGAGCTGCTTGCCCCGATCGCACGAAGCTGAGATTCCACGTTCTTCAGCTGCTTTTCAAACAACTCCGGCTTAGATGCCAGCATTTCGGTTTTGATCTTTCGGATTTCTTTGGAATCGACGCCTACGTCACGCAAAGACTTTGATACGGTTTTGAAATCCTGGTTGAATTTCTTGGATTCATCCGTCATTTTCTTCATGTCTTGCTTGGCTTCTTCAATACCCTTTTTAAATCCGTCAGCATCTAGCCCTAGTTTTGCCTCTATGCCACCAATGTTTTCATTCTCAGCCATCCTTCCTCCCTTCTAGCCTAGCGCGTAAGGACCGGAGTCCAGTGGCGTCAAACTCTTCTTTTTTCTCCTGTTTCTCGTCCTGTAACGGCCAGCCCAACATATCCACTAAACCTTTAAAACTTTCCTCCGTCATGTTTGGTCCCATCACAATATGGAGTTGTGCCAATCGTTCCTCCGCAATCTTTTGTGTTTGCCGGAACAGCAACATAGGCAAATCCGTAATGTAGTAATCATTACGCAGCACCTGTGGCGTAACCCCGAGCAATAGCGAAGCTTCAAGAACCCAATTGTGTACCGTTAATTCGGATTCTTCGCGGCTTGCAGCCTTCCCAGCACGGACTGGATTGCGGCGCGGTACTTTTTTGCAGCTTCGTCCAGGTTGTTTCGTTCAATGGTTGATTTCAGAAAGTCGTGCAGTTGGATCAAATCCGCTTCTTTTACTTCATCTTCCGTCACATCTGCCAAAACAGAAACGAGTGTGACCACCTCTTCAGATGCCATTAACACGCCCACCACGGCACTAGGCCAAAACATTTCCGTATCTCTTGCAGCAATAATATTTGCCACGGTCTGTGGTAGGATCTCAATTTTCTCCATCAAAGACATCCATTTGCCTACACTCAGGCGCGGTATATCAACTCGCTTTTCGCCAAAACACACATGATCAACAGACTGGCTTGATTTTTTAAATGGGAACATGGGTCCTCCTTAATGACAAAAGCGGAGCCAATGGCCCCGCCTCGTCTTATGTGGTATTAGGCTACGTCTGGATCGCCAAACTCGATTAGGTCGCCATCTGCATTTGGAAATCCTTTGAATGTTACATTGGTAATCAACTCGTTGTCATAATCGAATGTGTAGTTCAGATTTGCGCGTGGCGCTGCCATAGGCAAAGTAATGTAATCATCTGGCGTTGTTCCTTCCGCTAAAGGAATCAGGGTCACTGGCTTCGCATATTTCAGCAAGTCAATGACCTTAGTTGCATTGACTACAACCTTTCTCTTTGTTGGGTCTGTTCCATCTACAATCAATCGGGAACCCGGGAGAATTGCCTGTAATTTCTCCAAGTCATATTCACCAAAAGGGACTGCAATACTTACATTGCTTCCTGTTCTGATTTCTTTCTGCGGTGTCGTTCCCGTCTGATCCATCGTCACTTCTCGGGATGTTTCCTCAAGAGTTAGGACAACTCCACCTTTTGTTGTTCCGAATTCGATTGCATCTACCCCGGTTCCGAATACAACCTTGCATGGTCCTAATTTGATTTTCTCCGCATTTACTTGTGCCATTAGGATTGACCCTCTTTCGCGTTAGATTTCGTTTCTTTGAATTCCTTGCCATACCCTGCATCAATCATCTTTGCAGCCGACTCGTTTGTCAGTTCGACAATATCGCCAGCACCTTTATAATCCGGGCTTTCCTTCGTGCCCATATTGACCTGAATGTCTCGTTTCGTCAGTTCAACCTTCTTCATTCCATCACCACCAATGTAAAATTTAGAGAATATAAAAGCCGACCATTTTCGTCCCTGCCCACATAGAGCGGATTCGATTGATCGGCTGTGCATTCTCGTATTAAGCTATCGCCTGCGTAAAACTCTCGGCGTTGATGCATGTGGTCGTACAGTTCATAGGCGTGTTGTTCAATTCGAACCGCCTCTTTTTCCGGGCCGCGCACAAGTATTTGCATAGAAGGCTGTTTTCGTGGCGACCAATCGGATGGAGCATAGCCACCAGTCAGCCGCACCCACGCCGCAGCATCCGGCGCGCCAGTTGGAAATTCATTGGCGTAATACCTGAAAGGCTTCTCCGCTTGCAGCATGTCCGCGAGTTGCTTAGGCTTGAGCATTACAAATGCAACTCCTTTTTCACTTCATCAGCAATGGTCTTTATGAAACGCCTGGATTTTGCCTTTAACGGACGTTCCAAGAATTTCGGGCCGGTTCCTGGTGTAGTCGGATCAAAATCAGCGACTTCATGAAGAAACAGGGCATAGTTGAACGGATAACCGGATTTCATAGGCCGTACGGCCGAGTAGGACACAGTAGCCGTAATCCTTAATCCGGTTTTGGTTTCTACCTCAACCCTCCGCGATTGCCGCAGCTTCCCCTTTTTCTTTGGCGCCAGTTTGTCCGCTTCTTCTCCCAATTCCTCAGCCGCCTTGTTCACGCCACGTTCAGCAGCCGCAACAGCACGTTCACTTAATAAATCCAGCTGCTTCAGGAAAGCCCCTGCGCTAATTTCCATACTCATAGATGCACCACCGTCATCATGAATTGTCCTTCCAGGTTACGCGGCACCTTGTAGGAGATGATTTTCTTGGTCTTTTCCGTGCCACTCGGCTCCGTGAAGGTCACTTCATCACCGTACCCCACCGGGACTATTCCGGGCATACGAATATGGACAGAACTGGTTATCTCCTGCCCGTTCTGGCCTATTACACGTTGCGTGGCGAATGTAACCCGCGCCCGGAACACTTCCGGTTGATCTCCTGAAGATCCTCCTGCCCACGGATCACTGTCGTCCGCCTGCCGCGTGATTTTGACAACATCCCGGTACATCATCCCAACCTCCAAACGTGACGGTCGCACAGTGCCTGGATGGCTGGAGGTAAGTCCGTTTCTCGCTCCGCTGTATCGAACGTAGCAGTGTATTCACCGTCAATCCGTTCCGATAATTTGCCCCATTGCCCTGTATGCATCATCTTGGCGAGCATCAGACAGGCCATTTCCAGCGTGTTTGGAAGTGTGGGAGTGTTAGCGGTAGGGTTGTCACTTGGAAGGTCATAGCCGCCAATATAGGAGGTCAAAAGGTTATATTCTCCTTTCGGCCATCCTTCTTGCCGGAACAGTATGCCATCCTCCAATTCTGTGAACCCCACAACCGGACCATGTGGACCCGTGATTTCTGTAATTTCATGAATCGGAAAATTCCGCAGGGCCAAATGCTTGGAATTCGTTCCGCTGCGGCGCTCCGTGTATGAGCTTTTTCCGAACTTGCGATTACAGTGACCCTCAATGGCGTCAGACGCAGCAGCCAGGGCAAACATTAACTCATCGTCCTGGCTGGTATCTGTGTCTGGAATGTAAAGCATCTTTTTTAGCCTGCTGACGGTCGCCAGCATGACTATTCCTTATCTGCCTTGCTATTGGTTTTGGAGTCCGGCTTTGTTTGATCAGGGGTTGTATCACCCGGTTTAACCGTCACCTCATCACCTGATGGCGTGCCTGAGTCATCCGTAACTGTAGGTTCACCAAGATATCCGAATTCCCTGAGAAAGTCAGCCCGGTCCTGATTATCTGTTTCATAAACTGAATCAACCGGATATTTTTTCTTTGTATCTTTATCCCGGAAAACCTCTAAAACGGGATATTTTAAAGTTTTAGCTGCTTTAGTCATTGTTTTTCCCTCCCCGAAAAGATTAAAAGGCGGTTATCCCGCCTTAAACGATTGCTGAAACGTCAAGCTGGCCAAAGACTGCCGCCCCCGAATCCCATGTCTTGATGTCTTGACGCATGATTGCTCTCAAGTCAGTTGTGTCACGGGTAAAGGCGCTGCCGCCCTCTTTTGTACTTGCGAGTTCGTAAAACTTGCGAGAGTACAAGACAAGGAGTTGTTTCAGGTCACCGACAATAAACGGAGCCGTCCCACCCGCTGTATCTCCTGGAAGCATTCTGTTCGAAGCCACAACCACTTGTCGGCCTTTGAATAACTTTTTACCTGGCTGTGTAATGTCATCAACCAACAGATATCGGCCATTAGCATCCTTCTGCTCGTCCAACCAAGCAAAGCCATGTTGGTTCGTCAGGATGATGCTGCGTTCACTGATCGCCGGATCAAGTCCGAGATTTATCACGCGTTTTACAGCGTCCAAATCTGCAAGAGGTTTTTTAGCCAGCTTGTTCAGTTCCGCCATGATCAATGAATTCCGAGTTGCCACGGCCTTTTTACCAATCCACGTAGAAATGTAACTGATAATGTTTTGGTCAGAGTCAGAAAGCAGCTCGTTCGTCAAAGGGAGAATGCCGCCGCGCTTTGTGACCGCATACTTCAATGGGATGAACTGAGGAACATCTGACTCTGGAATCACTCCATACTCCTCAATCAGAGGGAATGGTACAAATTCGGCGTCCTTCTCGATTACCCGAGAGCCAGAAAGCGTAGCGACATCTTCCACCGTAATGAACTGGCTTAAATCAATAAATTGCCGCGAAATCGTGTTAATTCGGGTCTGGATGTCCTGCGGAATGATCAAAGAAGCATCACCGCTCGTCTGGCCGGACGCGCCACCCTCATGCATAACCGCTCTGCGCTCATATTCAGCAATAATGCTGCGCTCTTCTGAACTGACATCACGGCGCCTTACACCCTTCATAAAAACATCGCGATATTCTTTTTCGAGCTCAGCATCTTCACGTTTGCTCAAATTGCTGGGTTCGCTCAAAGGCTGGCCGCCGTTATTTCCATAATCGCGCGTTTCATCTTCTTCCAACTCTCGTAATACATTGGCCTTTTCTTGCATTTTTCGCACTTCAGCCATTTCGTTATTCGCTTCCGTTGTCTTATCTTGTGAAACCATGGTACGGATTTCTTGTTTCTTTTGTTCAATCGCATCTAAAAGAGCACGTAGTTCTTTTCTCAAATGGATCACCTCATGATTTATTTGGTCAAACAAAAAACTGGCCTTTAAATCAGGTCCAGTTCCATCAAAATATTTTCTTTTTCAGCATCCAGACCTGCACGAGCTTCTTCAGCCTTGAAGTCTTCCAAGGATCTCGCCGTTACTTCATTGGTTGGATACGCCGGGAAAGCAACCGGGCTAATTTCAAATAAATCCGCATTCAGGATACTGCGCTTATAAACTTTCGATCCGTCATCCCGCTTTTCACTGGACCATTTATCCTTGGTCACCTTCATCCCAAATGACATCCCATCCACGTCACCACGTTGGATTAAAGCCCAAGCGTCATTGCCCACAGTTGTATCCGGGATATCCAACTCAAAACGTAGTTCGGTTGATCCATCGTTCAGACGTAATGTGCCTGACTTGGTATTTCCAAGCACTTGGGAAGTATCGTGACTCCACAAACCTACAACTCCGCGATTTTTAATGCTGTCCGCGAACGCCCCGGACGCAATCTGCTCAACGAATGTATCTCCGTACCAATCTCGCATTTCATTGGAATCAGTATCGTATTTGATTGAACCAGTTATGGTCCGCTTACCACTTTCCTCATCAGCGCGAATTTCAAGAGCTACCGGAAGTGCCCTTGTCTCCTTTGTTGTCTTTGGCATTGTCTTTTCCAGTTCCTTCACCCCCTTTCTTGGCATATTGAACACCAGCATTTTCAAGCGGAATAACATTACCGTTTGCATACAGCCTGTTTCCGCCCGGCATCGGAGGTAAATTCTCTTTTGCTCTTGCCTCATCAGGAGACATGATGCTGCCCTTAACGGCTTTATCCAAAGCATCCATCCGTGTTTTGAAGTCGGCTCGCAGCACAGCATCTACATTGAACCGTACAAAATACCCGTCATCGATTTCCCGATCCAAAAACAATTTTCGGGTGATCTCCTGTTCATACGTGGTCAAGATCGGTAACATGGTATCCGTGTAGAATTGTTGTTGTTGTTGTTCGTTATTGTTGTGCGTTGACCGATCCAAATCATTCAGTTGATGCATCTTAATTCCAAATGCCGCAGCCAACTGCCGAATGGTCAGTTCCGTATTCTCAAGAAACTGCGCATCTGTCATGCTCATGCTGATCGGCGTAAATTGATAGCCGAACGGTAATAGCGACACCCGGTGACTGTTTTTCAAACCTGAAGACATGGATTCGAACTGTTCTCGGAAAACTTTTTTAGCTGGTTCGTCTAAACTACCCGTGTATTGAATTAAACCTTTGGTCTGGAGGCCATTTTTGTAGAAATTGTTAATGAATTTCCCGGCTGAGGCCGCGTTTTCCACTGTTCCTTTCAAGTACTCCATTGTTGGCACCCCAACAAACCCATCCAAAGTGACGTTTCCTAAGAAGTGGAGCATCTCATGGGCTGGGATCTTCCTCAATTCTCCACCCGCATTAACCTGGTACCATAACTTGGTCTGAGTGTTTAGCAAACCAATATCGTCAACAATCACTGTCACCTTTTCACGATCCAAGGGCCATAAGGCAATAACCTTTCCTGTTCGTTGATCGAACTCAATATTTGCATAGGCATTTCCGAATGCTCGGGAAGCTTCCAGAGCCTTGAAAAAGTTAATGGACGACATTAACGGGTTAGGTTGCAACTTAAGGAGCGGATACAGGTAATGCTTCGTACCTTTTGTAATGTCATTTTCATCCGATTGGTATATCTTTAGTGGCAGTTTTGCCACGGTTTCGGATAAGATTTTGATGCATGTGTAGACTGTTTCAATCTTCATAGCACCTTTTCCGCGCACGTTCACCCCGGCTGGATCAATGCCAAGCATGTCCAGAAATTTCCGGTCATTCAATCCGACTTCTGTTGGCGCGCTACGTTGTTCAAGCACTTTCCTAAAGAACATTTATCAATCACCCCCTGTCCGGCGTGGTGGTAATCTCGCCATAAAGGCCACCAGGACACCAGCCACTAGACAAAAACCGCCCGTGCAGTAGAGCCCTGCCGTAACGCTAATTCGATAGGTTGCCAGATTGATAAGCAGCACACCCAGCAACACCAAATAATCCTCCGCGAAGTCGCGCAGGAACGTCACGATCCTATTCAATTTCCATCACCCCAAAGTTGTTTCAATATATCTTCATTTGCGAACTCAGAGACATCCATTTTAGGTTCGGCAAAGATCGCCCTGACATGCGCATCGATCGTAGCCGCAACCGGGTCAATCCGATTTGTAGATTTGGCTTTATCCAGCAGCACGTTTTCCTTTTGATCCACCTTTAAAACTGCATTACTCATTGCCCAGGTCAACAACTGATCCTTCTCGTGAACAATTTTCTTCTGAAGGACTAATTCTCTGAATCCTTTGATTGGTTCAGACAATGTTTGAATCCCTTGCCGGATCTCCACAATCTCATAACCACGCTCAGACATCTGAATAGCAAACTGCGTGGCTTGGTATGGGTCATAACACACTTCCTTAATCGCGCAGGCCCATTCCTCAGACGCTTTAACGATCCAATTTTCAATATATGTCTGATCTACAACGGGTCCGGGGATAACTTCTAGCCATCCCTTTTCGATCCAAAGATCATAAGGGACTTTATCGGTTTTTTTCTTACGTTCCAGCGTGTCGCCAGGAATGAAAGAACGTTGCCTAACAAGAAATCGTCCATCTGGAAGCTGGAATTCAAAGACTGCGGATGAAAGGTCTGTTTTCATTGACATATCCACACCAACATATGCTTCTAAACCTTTAGCATCAACAATTTCATTTGTTCCGCAGGCAGCCCATGCATCCATTCGCATGTATTTTTTCTCGCCGCCATTGACCCAAATATTCATGTTTTTGGTCAAGAAGTCGTTCATTTTCTCTGGAGCATTCAAGGCATTTTTCAACCTTTTCCGAATGCTCGCCCTGCCCACTTCATGAGATGCAGCTATTGGGTTGGCTTTTTCCCAAACCTTTTCATCTGCAATGTCATCAACCAAATTTCCGTCTTCGTCTTTGTCCAACTCGTTGACCATCGCAAAATAGTCATCGTTTTCCGTGCCCTCATCATTCGGGTCCAACAGACGAGAAACCATTTCGTATTCGATCCGGTAACAGGGACTGTTTAAGTTTTCTCCGGCCGTTGTGATGATCATCATCAATGGCTGAGTGCGTGAGATCATCCCTGAGTCAATAACATCATACATTTCGGTTGTTTCATGAGCGTGATATTCATCAACGATACCGCATTGTGGGTTGTAACCATCACCCTTTTTGCCGTCCTCTTTACTGAGTGGCTTCATGATAGATTCACTCTTAGGATGACGAATGACCCCATAAGTGGTTTTGAACTTGGTTCGCAGCTCTGGACACCGCTCAATCATGACCTTGGTTTCGTTCCAAACAATCTTGGCCTGATCTTTCTTTGTAGCAGCGCAGTAAACCTCAGCCATTCCTTCGCCCATAGCCGCTGTTTCGTAGGAAGCCACAACGCCCAGGGATTGGGATTTGGCATTTTTACGCCCTACCTGCCAATATGCATATCTGAAACGGCGATACCCTGTGTCTACATGAACCCATCCGTAAATGTTTCCGAATATAAAATACTGGATATCGTGTGGAACAATCCTTTGCCCTTGAAGCGGCCCTTTTGTATGCCGGAAGAGGTTCATCCACTCGAAGAATCGCATGGCCCTGTCTTCATCGAAAACGTAAGGAAACTCAGGTGTGTTCTCCCGACCAATGTCCTTAATGAATCGCATACACGCCCATATGTGCTTCTGACACGCTACGACATGCCCGTCAATTACATCTCGGGAATAGTCGATCAAATATTGCTTGATCACTACACATCCCCGAACCTTTCATCAAACTCCGTTGGCCCCTTTTCCTCTTTCTTCGGAACAACCAGTTTGCATCTCGAAGAAATCGTGAGACCCAAGTCACTCGCAGCTTGACGGCACTGCTTGAAAAATTTGTCCTGATTAAGCGTAAGGTCTGCGTACACGCTGCTGAATATCTCCACCGTTTTTGTACCTGGAATCAACTCACCGTCCACGCTGTCATCCTCTGATTGTTCATACTGCACAATTGGGCTTCGATTCAACAATTCGTTTGTTACCTGAAGATAGAGCTTACGGGAAATCAGATAACGGCATAATGCGTCCACGTCCAAGTTGGACATAATCCCGATGGCAATTAACTCATCTGAAATCTTCTTGAAATCGCGGCGCAAATCTTTTGGCAAATACGATGGTGCTCGTATCTTATCGGATGGTGCTTTTATCTCGGCGGCCTTCCGTTCCTCAATTTCTTGCTTGGTCAGATTTTTCTGTCCCTTGTATAGCAATAGGTCAATCGGTTGACGCGGCCTCGCCATGACACCCCCTCCCTTCTCGTTTTCTGGAAGCTAAATCCAGCAACAACCCTAATTCCGAAATTTCATTTAGGGAATTTTTTTTACGCGAGACGCCCCAGCCGGTTTTTCACCCCGCTGTACGAAATTTTCACAGGGCCCCTGCCCTCTTTAGGCTTCGTCCAGTCATTCACCTTCATTTTTGTTGAAGGGCTTAAATGGGCATTTACGTCCGTCTGATGACGTGTGCCTGTACAACAAAAAAAGCCATTCTATGAATGACTTTAGGACACCATCTTTTTGATTTGGAATCGCAGCTCGGCAACGCGTGTCACAAAACGGTCTGTCAAAGGGTCGCCCCGCAGTTTCGTTGTGAATTCATTCCACAGCTGAAACGCATATGTAGCTGCCTCATATTCTTTCTTCTTGGTCTTGTCACTCTTGATCTCGTCCATGTATTCTCTCAGCGGTCGATTGATCTTTACAGAGAACAATACCCATTCATCATAGTTTGGTGTCTTCAGCTGCTTGGCGTACTCCTGTTCCAACTCGTCAACATAATCCCTCAGCTTCATGGGTTCTCACTCCTCGGCTTTGATTGTCTCACATCATTACCAAACCCTCCATCTTGGGTAACTGTCTTGATGTCATGGCACCTCTTGCATAACGCTTGCCAGTTGCTTGAATCCCAGAACAATGTGTCATCACCTTTGTGTGGTGTAATGTGATCAACCACGGTAGCAGGCGTGCCTTGTCCTTGTGACTCGCATTCAACACAGATAGGATGCTTGCGCAGATATCCTTCCCTTGCCTTACGCCACTGCCCGTTGTATCCACGTTGTGTGGATGTGCCGCGCCTTTGGTCTATCTCTCTTGCTCTTTGTTTCTTATGGGCAGGACAGTAAGCTTCACTTGAAAGCTCAGGGCAACCAGGATGGTTACATGGCCGCTTTAGTTTGATCGGCATGGAACACTCACCCCTTCTTGCATGCGGGCATCATGCATACCTGTTTACTGCCTGCCCACGACCCCCACACGCAACCTCTGCATTGCTCAGGTTGTAGCTTGGAGACGATAGGAACGGCTGGTATCTTCCTTATTCCTTTGTTGACCATGATTGATCCCTTGTTTCATTTGACCCAATCATATGCATCAGCCCTGTGATGAAGTCGCGCACGGTGGCTGCCAAGTCAGGCACGCCCTCAACGAGAATAATTTCATCTGCTTGGAACTCAAACTTAGTGGTCATTCTCCCGGTTCCGAATCCAATTTCGGCAGTCACCCTACAACTGCTAATCTCTTGACGGATAAAGCCTTGATCAGCTCTAATCTCTCGATGGGTGAATTCTGCTGCCAGGATCGCAATGGAACAGCTAGACTTTAGTGGGAAGTATTTACCGCCACATCTTCTGCATTTTTCATTCATCGCTTGTTGCCTGTCCCAAATCCTGCACCCACATCTATCACATTTGTAGCTGTAGCTTATGCTCACTGTTTATTCCTCCTAATCTTCCTCAACGAGTTATTCATATCTATATATTTTGCATAACTGGCATGGCCTGAAATTTCTTAGTTATATCAAGGGTTTATCCTGTTTTCTGAAAATGAGTTATACACTCGTTATTTATGTATAACTCAGAGTCCAAAGCGGTTCATGGCCGCGTCCATTCGATCCTGATCCATGCCGATGTAGCCCATGGTAATTGAATCTGATGAGTGGTTGAACATCTTCCGTAACAGGGTGACATCCTTGGTTCGTTGGTACATGTGGTAACCGAATGTCTTCCTCATGGTGTGGCAACCGATATCCTTTAAGCCGAAATGAGCCGCAGCCTTGCGCATGATCTTGTAAGCCATGTCCCGCTTGATCGGTCTGTTCTTTCCTTCCCGAGACGGGAATAGGTAATCATCATCGTTCATGTTGGCTGTATACAACTTCAATTCACGTTTAAGCGTCGGATTGAAGTTGCAACCACTTCTTCTTACCTGTCTTCATTTCGGTCATGATTATGTGGTCTCCCATGACATCACGCTTCCGAAGCTTCAACATATCCTGTATCCGGTACCCGGTATTGATTCCGAAAACGAACATCATTCGATTACGTTCACAATCAGCCTGGAAGAATTCTTTTATTTCTTCGATCATGGCCGGGTCACGGATCGGTTGAACAATGTTCACCAGCCATCACCTCCTTGTTGAAAAAGAAAAGAGCCATCCGGTAACCCTCCGAATGACTCCAAAGACTATCAAGAAAATTTTATCCGGCCTTGCTGGGACTCGAACCCATCGTTTCCTGAAAGGCCATATTAATGTGGGCAAGGATTCGCACCTTGCATAGTGATTTTCACGGCATCTCGTTTATGCCCGATATTGCTGGAGCTTCAACACTCTATCACCGAGAGTCATTAGCTACACCGTTACGCTGCGTCTACCTATTCCGCCACCACATTAAATCCGTATTTGTATAACCGCCCGGATGGAGCGGGGTTAGGGAGTCTAACCCCATCCCCACACTGCACCCTTGACGATCCACGTCTAAGGACATTAAGTCCCACAGCACAGTCGAGTCCGGGTGGAATAACGGTACACCAGGCACACCGGAAGGAAGCAATTCCCTTCTTATGTGCCTAGTGTATAACTGATCAACCGTCACTTTGCCGTCATATCACCGTCATTCTAGCGTCACTTTACCGTCAGTTTACCGTCACTTTTTCCCAATGATTCCGCAGAGTTTAAGGTGTTCAGCGATGGTATCAACACCCACTCCTATGCGTCGGTCTATGGTCTTCTCGCTTCGGCCTCTCTGTTCCCAGAAAGCATCGATTGTTCCAGTGTATTTCACGCCTTTAATATATCTATGTTCAAATATTCTTTTAACGTCTTCATCTATAATCATACCGACAGCAACATTAATTTCATCTACTTTCGGTCCGTCTTCGCTCAGTTTTTTCAATTGGTTAGGAGTGAGTGTTGCCGGATCTCTCCGCCGTAAGTCTTTGACTTGCAAGGCCATTTTTGGATAGCCCATCAAAAGCTTTTTGACCTGGACACGTTCAACCTTCGTCACTCGTTCGAAAATCTCCATTTGTACCACCGCAAGCCCCATAGTCGGCCCCTTTCCTATGAATCAAAATCAAATGCAGCTTGTCCTACTGGCACCACTGGTTTCTGAGCTTGGCGAATCAAACCTTCTTTCACCCAGCGTTCCGGTGCCTTCTTCTTATAATTATCCCAAACTGGTGTTCCCGCCACAATCCTTTGGAACTTATTTTCTTCAACTGCTTTTTCCGTCCATTCCCAATGGTACTTCGCTTCAAGTTGATCGGTCATTAGATTTCGCCACCTGCCTGCTGACGCCGTTTTTCAGCCATCTGGTATTCAATACATCTCGCTTTATAATAAGCAGCTTCACGCTGCATTTGATCCCGCTCAAACGTAAGCTGCCAGTTAACTTCAGTAATGGCCTGTAATGCTTGGTCTTTCTCCCCAATCAAATCAATCAGGTCTGAAGGAGCTGCGCCTTCCAATTCGTTCATGTGATGTGCTACACGGTTGTTCATTCCACCACCAACTTCCCTAATTTCCGAATCTCCGCTTTACTCTTGGACTTCGTGAATCCATTGAGGTATGCGATTTTCTTCATGGCACGTTTGGATTCTACTTTTGCAATATTCTTTTCCACAGAGGACATGTCGTGACTAACAAAATCATACCATTGCCGCTGTACTATTAACCCTGCGACCAAACTTGATTGAATTGCAATAGCATCGTCATAGGTTAACCCGAATTTTCTCATGCTTCTTCCTCCCCAGGTAGGTTGATAGGGCTCCAATGTGTTACATCCATTACTGCGTATCCGCCCAAAGCGATAAATTGATTTCTTTGTTCACCTTCATTTTGATAAAAAGTCACTACTGGGAATGCACTTGATCTCCGCATGACTAGACAAAGCTTGTTTATTTCTAGCTCATCGTCTTTGCTCCATTTACGCCACTCTATCATTCTGTATCCGCTCCTTCCCCACCCAATAATTTAGGGTTTTCATAGATGTTGCCTATGACAACCGATTTTTCATTCGCAAAGCATAATGACGTTGATCCGTATGGATGATGACCGATTAAATCTGCATGGAATGAACCTTTTCTGAACACGACTCTATAATGACGTTTGATAAGTTGTCCGGACATTGGATTGTTGTAGCTGCCGTCCAAAATATCTCCATCGTAAATATCTTTGTCATTACGATCCTGCAATCCGGTATAAAGCATCAACTCTACATGTGGAGACAAAACAGCTACCTTCAACCAGTTACGCTCTAGGCAGTCATATGACATCTCTTTGGTTTCAGCGTCCCATGCTCTCGCGCCAAACTCATACAGGCTCATGCTTATCCGCTCCTTCCTCAACCAATTCAAAACAATCATCCAGAATCAATTTCCCACCCATATCCAAGCACCCTACATACGCTTCTTCGCCGTTGCTGTCAATTGCAAAGTATTCTTCCGATTCATCGTGCAAATGCGCTGTCAGTTCTTCGCCCTCTTTCACCTCGTACAACAAGTTTGTTCCGCTGAACGCTTGGAAGGGATCTGTGCATCTCACCTTAATCTGTTTCATTGTTCCGCTCCTTCCTTGGGAGCCAACCCCGCCATGTATTCTTGGACTTTCTCCTGTGCACTCTTTGCATCTTCCAACCAGTTTTGAATTGTAAGAAGTTCCTTTCTCTCCGGGATATGGCCGTGCTGCACAAGTGATCTGAGTTTGTTTATACGAGATTGCAAAGCTTCGTCTATCTGCGTCAATTCCTTAATGGTGAGTTCCATGTATATCCTCCTATTTGGGGAGACCAGAAACCCTTATCCGGCCTCGCTTCGCTTAGTATTTCGGTCGATTTCGATGGCCTTCGGCCTTATGCATCCGTACTGCGTATCAACCGTAACCTACCTGTTCGCCATCAATAAAACGCTGCAAATCACTGAAAAATTCTTCCGATGAATGAAACTCGTTATTCCCGATCCTTACGGCAATAGCGTCTGCAAACTCATTATCTGTAGTGTTGATTCCTTGGGCATTCATCCAATCATATAGCGCTGCTAAAAGCTGATGCTCTCTATCCTTCACCTTCATGTATTTCTCAAAGGTGTTGATAATTCCCTTAGTAACTTTCATCCGTCTATCCCTCCTATATGTCCAGTACAGCCAATAGAGCTGCCTTACATATTGCTTCAGATACGTTCTCGCTGGAATAATCTTTACGTCCGATCCGTACATCTACTTCACCAGCTCCGTTGTACATCTTCATTTCCCATGCCCATTCCTTTTCAACCTGTTTGATAACCATCCACGCTCTGTATATGTCCTCAGACCAATTCCGATTTATGAAATAAGATATTGGGATGCTACCTCTTGGCGGCATCATGGCGTAAGCGTGGGCGTCACTCATACCGAGAGGAACCAACACCTCTCCTTGCTCAACCGTGCCGTCATAGTCATGCGTAGGGCCTGATATACGCCGCCAACCGAAGATATGTTCAGCGACCATTACGTTCAGATCCGTTCCAGGCTCGACGCTCAACACTTGCTCCCGGGTCAACGCTGTTTGTGTCATCTATATATCACCCCTAACCTATTTTCGTTTGAACTCGCTTCTCAACTTGTCTGCAATCCGAATTGGCAATCCAATCACTAGGAAAGGCAAAACGAAGAAGATGAATAGGAATATGCATGCCAGCGGCATTGCCCAGAAATAGTGATACCATTTCGTATAACCGCTAAATTTGAACATGTTGGAGAATGGATTGATGCCCATCGTGTTATATCCTCCTTAGTAGGGAGAGGCCCTAGCCTCAACCCCTGATATTTCGTTTGATATCCGTCAGTGCACGCGTTGCTGTTAGCTTGACATCCACACGGTCGTAACAATCACCTGTCTCGCTTACACATGCCGGGATAGTGATTACCATGTCGGACTGTTCATACGTTTTGTAGTGCGCCGTCTTTTTCCCGCAAACTGCACAGCGCTTGCTTTCGCTTGATGAAGCGTGTCCTACCTTCATTGGTTCCCCTCTCCTTCCTGACCCACTGCCAATGCCTCTTCAATAGAATCCTCTGCTGACATGTAGTATTCTTTCTTTAGATGGAACAAAGTTGTCTCTAGGGCGCTCCGTAGGCGTTCAAGCTCCTTGTACTGCTTTTTTTCTGACTGTAGCAAACGGTAAATTTGTTCCCCTTGCCGAATACCCATTGTTGCTATTTCTTCGTTTTGTTCTTTTAATCGATTTATGGTGTACTGCCTACCTGTGAGAATTATTTCTTTCTCTTCAAGCTCCTTGCGGAGCCGGTCTGACTTTTCTTCTGCGGCGTCATAGCATTTTTCCCATTGTTTACGGTTCTGCTTCGCGATATCTCGATCCAACAAGACTTCTTCCAACGTTTCCAGCAGATAAGCGATATATTCAGGAGCCTTGGCGATCAGGTTAGCGTCATTTTTATGATTCGGATTGTTGAATACTTCTGGCGTAGGAGCTTGAGTGATTGCAATTTTTCGATAAGTCCCGTTCAACGGACACCCATCTCTCCACTCGATGAACGTTCCGTCTGTATCCCATTCGCGTTCTGTGCTCGCTGCCGCCAACGCTTGTTTTATTTCTTCCTGCTTACTCATGTGTTATCTCTCCTTTGGTGGGCCTAAACCCGTGGTTTTAAATATCCAATCGATTTCGCATACTCACGAATGAATTCCATATCCTCTTCTGGATAACCCCAATGAGGACAATATAAGCCGCCGTAGCCGTTGTTATGGTTCGCGTCATCATCACCCAAGATATAATCCCTAAAGTCGCACACAAGGCCCCACAGCGTTCCTCCGTGCGAGAAATGCCGATGTTGTCCCCGAACATCCTCGTCCATAAGTAGCGGTCTATCTGTGTAATCGTCCACGAGCCACAGTTTTCCATCTGCCCAGTGAAATGCGGCGAACCTGTTGTGATCCTTGCTGTACAAGAATTTCCGTCCCGACCTCCCAATCACACGAATCAGATCATTAATCAGATCAATTCTGTTCTGCCCCGGATAAGGCGCTTCGTTTTTCCTTGGCGTAGACTGCCCGATCTTCCGTACCTTCACCACTTTGAGAAAATCCATATATTTAACGTCTGGATCATAGTCGCTGAAGGATCTGAACTCCGCGCTCTTGGCCTTTCCTGCTGTTGGTGCTATCTGCAGATTTTTGAATGCTTCGTCAAACTGGTCTGCCGAGTATGAAAATTCATATACGTTCATTGCTTCCATGTCTATCCGCTCCTTTGTGTGGTGGGAAGGGAGGGTATTCCCTTCCTCTGTTATCCCTTAAATTCCGTATTTGATTTGCCCTGTTTCCAACTGACGTTTCATGTTTTCCCGACGACTCAGCGGTGGACGAGAGACGGCTTGCTTCGGACTCTCTCCTTCTGACAATCTACGCATAAATGTGGCGTATGACACGTTGTTAGCCGCAGCAGTTTCTTTCAAATCCACCCATTTCAGTTCTGCTCGCATAAGATTTGCCTTGTTCCGCATCGGCTCAGTGGCTGCTTTCTCCATATCCCAACCTAATGTCGCTACCCTGCGGTAGTAATCCGCCTTACTGATCCCGTTGGATTCTGCTATTTCCGGCCATTCGCCGTGCTTTTGACGTTCCTTGATTGGCTTACTGACCGCATCTTTCATGGACCATCCAAGTTTTCTGACTCTATCCTCTAAAACTCGGTTTCGGATTCCATTCGCTGCCGCAATTTCATATTGCCTCGGAGTAATCACACGGTGTTCGTAATTCATGCCCATCCCTCCTTGACCGATTTTCTAGGAGCCACTTGAAGATATTTACTCAGCTCCTGAATCTGATTACCTACCGGACATTGAACGTTACAAACCTTCTCCAGCCGTGATGAGTTTTGACCGTTACGAAGATTCATTGCAATTCTGATTTCACACGGATCACATTCGGATCGGATGATATTGTCTATTTGCTTTAATGCTTCTTTCCTAGTTTTAGGAACCGGGACATTATATTCGTATTCCTCCCGTACCGGGGGTATCGTTATTGGCTTCTTCGTTGGTAATTTGGGCTGGATTGAAGCGGCTTCTTCAGGTGTTTGGCCACTATAGATGCGATATACATAAGTGCTGTAAGATATCCCGTTGATTTTCGCCGTTTCCTTTACTCTCAACCATCCCGATTCTTTTCTCATGTCGTAACACCTCTCTTGCTATATGGCGTTTTCTTTTTATCGACTTTCTCGGTTGCTGCTCTTTCATGATCCCAGCCGTTCTTATATCTGGCGTAGTAGGTTGCCTTTGGTATGCCATTCGCCTTGGCTATCTCCGGCCATTTCCCATGCTTTTCATGTTTCCGTACCGGATCCGTTACCGCCTCTTCTATCGCCCAGTTATACCGTTTCACCCGTTCAATCAATTGCCATTTGCCAATGTCGTTCGCAGCAGCTGCTTCAATGTCAGCCTGGGTGATTTCCCGAGACAAGGACATTTGCCTTGCCTCGAATCCACAGAACGGGCAGCGGAACAAATCTGTCCGTATCTCCTTCATGTCTGCTGTGCATTGATAACATGAGATAATCATGACCCTGACGCCTTCCAGTGACGTTCTACCGCCCATAGGTAATCTACGGGTACCCTCTTGCTTGGAACCTCGTAGGCGTGAACGTCGAAGTCGGAGATGTGGATACTGGACCCTAGCTTGCGCTTATATGCGTCCCAGAAGAACCGCAGCACCGTATAAGGGAGTAAATATGTCTTATGCTGCTTCCGAAACTCTACTAGCAGGAATGATATGCCGTTCATCTTGTGGGCTTTCAGCAAGTACTCCACTTGATGGTCTTTCAGGTTTTTAAGCTGGAACCGATCCAAGCTCGCAATCGACTTGGCCTCGAACACAATTCCTCGACCAGATTTCACGATTCCGTCATAGTCAACCGTCGAGGGCTCTTCGTAAAATCCCTCAAGCACCTTCGCCCCAGCTGCCTTTGTTACCTTGACCGGAGTAGGCCGCTTGTTTACCACGGCCAGCCCTAGTTTGTCATATCGTTCATTACTAAAAGTTATGATTGCTTCAAATCCCATTCCTCGATTGCCTCGAATTGTTGTCAATGTGGCACCCCCTGTTCTTTCAGAGCTTGTTGTTCCGCAGCAAAACGCATCATTTCCTCATACTGTTCATCCGTCAATTCGGATTGTTCAGGATTGGTAACCGCTTTAACCACAGGGATGACAGGTTTCCCAGAACGTTTGTTGTATTTATTGCCGCCATTTCCGCTCCCATTGCTCGGCTGAGCTTCTTTGGTCCAAGGCTCGTCTATTCCATTGGCTTTCCATCTGACTAAGATGCCATCAACGTAAGAAAGCTTTCGTATTCCGTTCAAAACAGCTACTTTCATAGCTTCTTGCACCCAACGTGCCCCATAGTCCTTTTCTAATGTCTGAATCTCGTCAGAAGTAAATGGGCTTATTGTTCCGAATCCTTCTCTTTGAAAAATATCAAAAAGATTAATCTCAGGTTTATTACAACTACTACTATCAATTTCTGTTCCAAGAGGTTGAAAGAGAGGATCGTCATCAGGAAGGATTTCCTCTTTCTTTTCTTGTTGTTTTCGTTTCTCTTCACTTCTGTTCTCTTCAGTTCCCTTCCCTTCAGTTCTATTCAGTTCAGAGGGAATCTTTGGGGCATTTTCAGAACTTCCGGGAACTTCCGGGAATGCTTCGGAATCATCACTGGGTGGATCAGGGAATTTCGATTTGGTTCTCTTGTGTAAACCTTGCTGATGTTCCTCGAAATTCACTATCTGAACCACTCTGTCTTCACCGACTTTATACCAGTGAATTAAGCCTGCTGCCTGCAAATGTTCAAGCGCCACCTCGATCTCAGGCTCATCTATTCTCTTAATGCTTGGCACAACCAAATTCTTCACTTTAAAAGGTGACCCAGGGAGACGACCGAAGTCGTCTGTGTGTGGAATCATCCAAGTAAAAAGCAACATATCGAAAATGTCCGGTAGCTTATTTACTTTTTCACTAACCGATATAATTTTTGAAATCATTCTTCTGTCAGCCATCGAAAACACTTCCGTTCGTTTCCTTGGAGTTCCGGGAATTTCCCGGAAGTTCCAAAGCATGATTGATTATCGCAGCAAGTAAACGCCGCATCCGTAATCCAGCTACCGTGCCGTCAAATATCTGGTGACACTCTTTACAGAGGTGTGCCAAATCATGAACCTGTGTCCGATGATCAATATGTGGACGCCCAGTAAGGTGGGCGCGATCAATCGCCCGAGCCTTACCACACGCTTCACACACTCCCTGGGAACGTTCTTTGAGCAAAACATCCACCGGATGGCTTATATCTCCCTTTTGCCGCTGTGTCGGCTTTACCCGCTTACTCTTTACCTGTTGTGATTTAGGGTATGGCCTGAAATCTGTCATGTACTGCGCCTCCCTTAACCCAACTTGATTTGTCGCTGAGTATTTGGTAAAATTACATTAATTGAATTGAAGAAATGGTTTGATAGGCGGTTGCGTTCCCGAGACGCAGCCGCTTTTTTATGCCCACAAAGCTCGTCATAATGTACACGGCATCCATCGCTACAAAACATCGAACCGTTATCCTCTACTTTCAAAATGCTATACCGTGATATTGACACCTCACAGTTCATGCAATGACCCACAGTCATGCCTTGAGTCGTATACTCCCGATCGTCTACCGGATTATCCACTCTTTTCAGCAACTTCTGAATACGAAAGGTTTTTAAACGGTAGTCTGCTTGTTTTTCAACGTCATCTGTATCAAGCATTTTGTTATATGTTTGAAGCAGTTGCGCACGTAACGCCCGGCGCATACTTTCTTTTTTAGCTTTTGTCATGCTTGTCCCTCCCGGAGCCATAATGTGAAATTCAAGTATTCAATGTCTTCATCGAACCAATCACCCGTACCAGGCTGTGCTTTCGCCTTCATCCGTTCCAACTCAATAATCCGTTGACGAATCTCAATACGCTCCTGCAATCGTTGATCTGTCATAAGCGTCCCGCCTTGTCCATAAATTCTGTATACACATCATCCAAGACCTGAATGAATTGAAATTTGTTTTCGTTCGGCCAATCCATCTTCATAATGGTGTTCGCTTGCATGCCATAAATTTCAGGATAATCATACTCGGCATTGGAGAAATCTTTTTCCAACGTCTTGCGATAGTGTTGTAACGACTGGAGCGATACCGCTCCAGGGAAAATCCACGAAACGGCGTTTTCTGTTATCACTTCATTCATCCTGTTCACTCTCCTTAAAATGTCATTTGACAATTGGCTTCTTCAATTTCGCGTTGCAGCTGTCCTGGAAGCTTCCAAGATTCAATATGTTCCAGCGCTCTGTCAAAACTCTTTATTAGAGTGTTGTGATAAGAGTTGATGTTGAAGTATCCTTTGTAATCTCTCCAGAGTGCCTTGTACACTCTGCTCCTCAAGCCATTGTTTTGATAAGCTCCCGTATCTCTTCCGCCAAGCAAGTCAGTAACAACTTTGTTGGCAGCTGTTTGAAGCGTTAACAGTTGTCCGTGATCAATTGTTGTGTTGTTCTCCAAATGTTCTATTCTGGTATCCAACTTCTGAACCTTTACATCGATAAGAAATGCGGCTTTCATTTCTGGACTCAACAAATCTAAATTAAAGGTTGGAGGTAGAAAGGCCGCTGCAAGTACATCCTTTGCTTTTAATTGATAGTTAATTAGATTCCCTTGAACTTCACCCTCTACAGTGTTTGGGCTTATTTTGGCTATCCATAAAGGGAGGAAATCAATTTCTACAACAGTGACCTCCTGATCTCCACTATTAGTTGGGAGTATGAATTTTCGTACCCCTTGTTTTAATACAAGGTCAGATTGTATCTTGCTTAACTGATTGTTTCTTTGTCCTTCCCTCAAGCCAATCCCGTCACAAACCCAGCGAGCTCCCACGTATACTTTCCCATCGGACGCTTTTACTCCCAAAATCTCAGATCCGTTAAACTCAACCATTTTTTGTTCCATAGGAACGATGACGTTTGATAATTGCATGGCGATTCCTCCTCTATGCAGTGCCTTGGATTAATTTGAATTCTTGCCCTGTTGTCAAAGATGTGATTGCAAGTTTGCAGTTGTTAGTTAACGAAGGCAGTACTTCAGGAGATACAGTCAACTTCTCGCCGTTTTCTCCCAAAACTGACTCGGAAACAATCCTTAACTTCGGAACTTTCTTCACGGTTACACCTCCTTTCGGATTTTCAAGAGACGAATTCATCATTCTTACGTCTACGTCGGCCGAGAAACTCGGATTCTTTGCCGAAAAAAATATGCATAAACGGCACATTATACAATTCCAGCAACGCAACCATAAGATCATGAGGTATATTTGATGAATCCAACTCATATTTGCTTATTGTATCAACGTTTTTGTTGATGGCATTGGCTACGGCCTGCATTGTCATTCCACTGTTGACACGTGCTGCACGTAACGTGATCTTGAATGGCATCGGGTGTCTTCACCTCCTGTGTTTACAGTTTAATCCGAGATTCTCGGACTGTCAACCGGAAAAACCGGATTCTTTTGTTTACAACATATAATAAAATCCGTATAATACGGATATAAATCCGTTCACAAAGGAGAATGAATGTGTCTAGAAAGCGAATAACTGAAGTGGAACGTGAGATAATGCGCGAGATTGCAACGAATTTAAAATCAATACTTATAAAAAAGAAAAAGAATCAAAAACAACTAAGTGACCTTACGGGACTCTCAACCAGTGCAATATCAGACTACATAAACGCCAAAACATTGATGACGCCTAGCATTATCCAAGCTGTAGCAGAGGCACTTGGTGTTCAAGCAAAAGATATTTCAGGTTCACTTACTACTGTGGATAACGGTGGTTACATCCCTGATGGTGTGCCGCTTATCGGGACAATATGTGCAGGTGAAGGGCTTTTAGCTCAACAGAACATTGAAGATTACGTTCAATATCCATTTATAAATAAATCTCAACCAGATTTTGCACTTCGCGTAATAGGGGATAGTATGAGTGAGGTTGGGATAGAAGATGGTGACATTGTGTACATGCGTTCTGCGTCATGGGCTGACTATAACGGCCAAATTGTTGCAGCTATAATAAATGACCAAGAGGACGGTACTCTGAAAAGATTGAAATGGACAGAAGGTTCACCATTAATGCAATTACAGCCAGAAAATAAGAACTATTCTACAATGGAATTAAACCCAGGTGAATTTAAAGTATGTGGTGTTTACATGGGTCATTTCAAACCAGTTAAAGACTTAATGTAAAGGAGTTTTTAATTTTGAAAGTATTTGCATATCCAAGAGTAAGTACTGATGAACAGGCCGATAAAGGTAATTCACTGATTGAGCAAAAAGAACGGATAGCTGCATATTGCAGGGCTATGGGCTGGGATGATCCGATATTTTTCATCGAAGATGGATACAGCGCTAAGAACCTTAATCGTCCGCACTTAACCGAAATGCTTCAAAGAATAAAAAATGAGCCTGGTCCCGGTATAGTCATCACAACAAAATTAGACCGTTTATCTCGTAAATTAGTTGATATTTTGAATTTAAATGAGTACTTCAATAAATACGGATACAATTATGTTTCTGCTACAGAGGGTTTTGACACTTCCACCCCTGCTGGTAGATTGGTTTTACAAATGCTTGGCATGGTAGCTGAGTTTGAAAGAGAGCGTATATCAGAGCGTGTTCGTGACAACATGACATCAATAGTCACCAACTCAAAACGGGTAGTATCCAGACCATGTTTTGGGTATAACGTCATAGACAAAAAGATGTTAGTTAACTTAGAAGAATCGTTGATTGTTAAGGAAATGGCTGAATGGGCAATTGAGGGTAAAGGACCACGTGAAATAGCAAAAAGACTAAATGCAAGGGGCATCAAAACTAAAGAGGGTAATGCGTGGCATGATAAAATTGTGAGAGAACTTCTCCAGAGAGAAACGCTAATTGGCGAGTTCGTTTATAACAAAACCTACCGAAAAGATTCAAAAACTATCACACGTGATCCATCAGAATGGATAACAGTTAAGGACCATCATGATCCTATTATTGATAAAAAAGACTTTGAGAAAATCCAAAGAATTTTCATAGGACGTAAAACGGTTGGAAGACATATCAGCAATGAAACTTATTTGTTATCTGGTTTGTTAATATGCAGCCACTGCGGTTCAAAAATGAACGGTAAAATGAATCGAAGCTTTTCAAAAAAACTAAACCGTGAGAATTTGCATTATCAATATCTCTGTGATGGATATCTAAAAAAGGCAACATGCTTTCATCATTTTGTGAGACGTGACGAAATAGAAGAATTGATAATGATGAGAATTGAAGAGTTGGCCAGCAAAGGTACGGGGAAATTAAAGTTGGTGGTTTCAAAGCCTACAAATCCTAAAGATGACATAGCTCAACTAAAAGCCAAGCTTGAGAAAATTGATAAAAAGATGCAAAAACAGTTGGATGCATATAATGAGGACTTGATCTCTGCCCATGATTTGAAATTAGCTTCGGAAAAAGCTAAGTCTGAGAGAGCAGTTTTAACGCAGCTGCTTAACGAATCATCTGATGATAAACAGAAAAAAGATGAAGCGCAGCTACAAGTTAGGGCAAAGAAATCGTTAAAGGATATTATTTCGGGTGACCGGCTGAAAGCGAAGCAGGAGATTAGAAAATTGATTGAATCTATAACAATAACTGATGGTGAGAAGTTGAACATAATCTGGCGCGGTTAATGAATCTCTACTGAAACGTTAGGCAAGCCCACGATTCCAGCTTTCAAAGCCATGTATATGACAACTCCTCATTGATTACTTGTTCGGTATGGATAATCCTATACATTATATATGACAAACCCCAAGGCATCAAGGAACTTCGCCAATTCGACCAGAGTACTATCCACTTCCCGAAATCCCCGGTTACTGCGGACGATTCGTTTTGCGTAGATCATACGTTTGACTTCGATTATCCGTGTTCAGGTTTACCCTTTGATTTCCTTGTACATCGTTAGATCGGTTACCTCGTACCCCATCTTGCGATACAGGCTGCTTGCCCGCACATTATGTCCAAACACATGCAGACCAATGCGATCTACGCCAAGACTCAAGGCTTCCCTTTCAAGTGCCTCCATCGTCTCTGTACCATAACCCTTGCCCCGATAGGCTTCTTCGACCACAATATCTAGCAAAAAAGCGTCTTTGCCACGGCGGTTATCCGTAACGTTAAACCAGATATAACCCACATTCCCGTCCACGGCATGTACCAGATTATAGAGGTAAGCACCCGGTGTATTCAGCCCTTCAGGCAAATACTTATCGTAGGCTGCCTCCGCAAGTCCCTGCGCCTCTTCCGCAGCCCAAGTACCCACCTCCACTTTCTCTTCTGCAAAATCTTTAATCGAGCGAACACGGAAACTTGCATATTCTTCTTGATTCATTGCGGTTAGCTTCAC